GACAAAAAATCAGTGCCCGCGCCGCCGCCGATTCGATCCAGAAAGCCGGTGCCCGCATTGAACAGGTCCGATGATGCCGTGCGCAGTTCCGGCACCAACTGCGCAGCGCGGCCTGCAGCGCCTTCTGCGCCTTCGAACAGCCGGGCGAACACATCGGCAAAGGCAACACTAGATGTGCTGCTGCCGCCGCTTCTGGACGTGCTGCCGCTGTCCTGTGCGCTGCGGCTGGAGCTGCCGCCGACCGAAAAGCCGCGCGCGATTGATTCGCTGCGGCTGCGTGTCTTTTGTGATCCGAAACCGAAAGGCATCTTAGACCCCTACATTTTTACCCATGCGCCGCCTTCGTAGGAATACAGGCCAGCGCCGCTGCCGGGATTCCAGCTCGTGCCATCTGCATGCGCAATCATACCATTTTGCGGCTTGGCCGGTGCTGTCTCCAACACGTCGAGAATCACGTATTCGCTTTGCGGCCTGCGCAATGCGCCCGCGATAGCGGTCACGGTTTTTGTCAGCCATGACCGTAGATTCCCGCCCGGTGTTGTCGCCTGAAACACTAGTCAATGCGGTCCTGTATCCATGTACGAACGAATGAAAGCGCCACGCCGACGCCCGTTGTTATCGCGCCGATCATCAGCCCGACTTCATCTTCAGTAGCCCAGCCATTTGCAATCAGGACGCCGCCGAATGTCGTCAGCCCATGCCGGATCGCTTTACCGATTGATTCAGCCAGTGCCGGTGCGCCGCGACGCAAAAGAATGTCAACGATTAAACCTTTCATCAGAAATATCCTTGTAGATCGTGTTCAACATCGAACCCTGTCAACTGCCAAATGTCCGAGCCATCGCTGCGAACTTCGACAGATATATATTTGCCGACCGCCATGACCGCTACGGACTCTTCCGGCTCGGTTAGTGTCACTTCATTGCCCCAGCTAATCGGGTCTTGCGGACTCATGCGCGTGCCGACGCGCACGTATACCGTGCCGTAGCCCGGTGCAAACTGAAAATGCACACGCTTAACACTTTTGATTCGGGTCGGGTCGCCCAAATCCATATCGTACTTGCCGACCGATGCGTCAGCGCTCACTGAGTCGCTGGTATCCTGCTGCTCCAGCGTTGTGCCGTAGCCCAACACCAAATCTTCATTGGCCAATGAGAAATTGGTCGCGTCAATCTTGCGGCTCGAAGAGTCGAACGTATAGCTCTGGTCGTCGTAAATGTTTGAGGGCGATTCATCGTTAACCAGCCCGACCGCGCCGCATGTGACCTGCGCTAAATCGACTTCGCCAAAGCTGTCGTTTTGCAGGTCATAGACCAGCGCGCGCGAGCAGTTATCATTGCCGGTTTCCGGGTAGCAAATCCATACCTCATGCTTGCGCCTGTGGTACACGCAGAAAAGATTCTCGTAATTGTCGGTGCTGAGTGAATCGAAGAGCGCATCGCGCACGCGACCATTCGCAACGGATCGGCGCGCGGTGCCATCGGTTATCACCACGTCACCGCCTGTGACCATGAACAGCCCGCCCGGAATGGTGCAACCGCCGTGCCGGGTCAGCAGTCCCATATCAGAGAACAGGGGCGGGCTGATTGAGAACACTTCATTGCCGCCAATGTAGTCAACGGCATACATGCTGCTGCGCTTGCATACCATGAGCTGCCCGCGCAGCGGAAACGCATTCAGTATTGGCCCCTGAATATCGTCAATGATTGCGTCGCCTGCCTGATTGCCTGCTGCTGCAGTCCATGTGCTGGGGATCGCGCCCGGTGACGCGGCATCGCTCCAGCGCATCTTGCCTTCGAAGTTGGTCCCGCTTTCGGTCATATCGAGCGCGAACAAATGAAACTTGAAAGCAACGATTGCTTTGCAGGTCGTGGACGCTGGCCAGCCGGTCAGCGGTGCGAAGTCGTTCGCGGTGTTCAAGTCCCAATAGTGCGGATCATCCAGCCCGTTTGTGAATACCGGAATGCCATTAAGAATCGTGCTGCTGATTTCGTGCGGATCACTGACCGACGACAGGCTGAGCGTGTTCGACAGGTCATGCGTGTTGCTCGTGATTTCTGCGTGTACTTCATTCGCGCCCCAAACGAGCCACGCATTCGAAGAGTAGCGCACGTTCAGCGCATGCAGCACCGATACCGGCAGCGTGCCATACGCCGCGCGCGATCCTGCTACGCGCTCGGCAAAACCTTTGCGCGTGTGAAAGTTCTGGCCCCGCGTCCAGAAGTCAGGCGGCACTCGATGCGTCGGCGTGTCATACATCACACCGCGCGTCGGTCGCACCTGTGCGTGTCGCTTAGGGTATGCCATCGGGCACCCACCCGCCGCAGTGACCATAATCCCAATAGTGCAACTGCGTACACCACCACACAGCGCGTTCGTAATCTTCGCCTTCGCTTTGCAGGTGACGAGTCGCGCGGGAAGTAAACAATATTTCTTGTGGGAATTCGCCCCACACTACCGAGCCAACCGTTACATTGGTGGCAAAATCTGCGGCCAGTCCAATCGGCAGCGCAACACCATACAGCGGCGCTTTGAAGGTCCAATGCACCTCGTTTTCTTCAAAGACCTTTTTTGCATGCGTTGCTGCGGCATAGCAGATAACTACCGCGCACCACATTGCAATAATTGCTACGCCTGCTTTGATTGCCTTACGCATCAGATTTGTATCGCACAGAAGAAGAACTCGTCATCAGTGCCGGTGCCGCCGAATGTCTGACAGATCACATCGAAGTGATTCGTTGCATAGACTTCAACCCACATGCCGCGCGAGTTACTGACCTGCACGGCATTCAATCCGATGACGCGCAGATCGGTTGTCGGTGACAATCCGAGGTTGTGTGTGATGCGGTAGCGGCCCGTTGCAATATGCGAGACTGTCCAGCCACTTGGCCCGCCCGTTATCGTGGTGCCGGAGCTGTTTACATGGCCGGTGAAAATCTGCAGGTTGCGCTGCGCATCGACAATGCTGCTTGCGCCCGTACCGCCGTCTGCTATCGCCAGATCGGTAATGCCGGTAATGCTGCCGCCTGTGATCGAGACACTGTTAGCGGCCTGCGTTGAGATACTGCCCAGCCCCAGGTTGGTACGCGCGGCACTCGCGGTGCTTGCACCTGTGCCGCCGTCTGCTACGGCCAGATCGGTAATGCCCGATATGCTGCCGCCTGTGATGGCGACAGAGTTCGCGGCCTGCGTCGCAATTGAACCCAGCCCCAGCGACGTGCGCGCAGTCGCGCCAGTTTCTGCGACCCAGTTTGTACCGTCGCCAACAATGAAATTGCTGTTTGTTTTCGCAAGCCCGGCAATGTCAGCCAGCCCGGCATTGTATGCCTGCACGTTGCTGCCGATGGCCACGCCAAGATTGGTGCGCGCCGTTGTCGCATCGCTCGCGCCTGTGCCGCCGTGGGCTACCGCAAGATCGGTTGTCAGTGTCAGCGCTGCAATTGCCGCCGTGCCGGTGATCGTGGGCGACGCGCTCAGCACAACATTGCCGGTGCCGGTCTTGCCGGAGACGCCAACAAGGTTATTCAGCTCGGTATGACTGGCATTCATTGCCCCCGTTATGTTGGGGAATGACGCCTTGATCGTGCTTTTCAAAAGTCGGATATGGTCATCAACCGTACTGACGTTATCGGTTGCGCCTACCGGATTGGTGGCGACCAGATCACTAATGTATGTGCCGGTTTCGAGCGCCATCAGTAGCCCCGCTGTGTTCTGAGATTGCCGAGGTTATAGCCGTATGACCGGACACCGCCGCCGAGCTTGCGCCGAATTGCCGCGTTCAACGTGTCAACTGCGTTGTTGAATATGTCGAGCTGCCCCTGCGCGAGTTCGGCCGCTTCGATGTAGCCCGCATAGAGCTGAAACAGCGCGCCACTGATATAGATTTCTTCGTGATCGGTCAGCAGGTCATTGGTTGCGGTCACGTCCAGCGGTGCCGGATGGCCAATGTAATTGCAACGCATTTCTTTGTTGGTCGCGGGCACGCCGCGAAACTCGATGAAGTCACCATAGACGGCGTACTCCAGCAGCGACGCTGCAGCACTCAAACGATAAATATTGTTCAGCCCGACCGGCTTCAGCGTGTATTCGTTGGCGTCCGCGTCGGTTGTCGAAATGCTCTGCACGTAATGCAGGTATGTTGGCGCGTTGTACACGCCTGCACTGTTGCGGCTCGATTCATCGAGCGTGACCTGCAACTCATAGCCCAGCAGTTCGCGCCGGATCATACCTTCAGCGCGTCGAATGCAGCTCACCACTTCGGTTGTCAGCGTCGGCCGCTTCGCGACGTTCAGTATTTCGGTCTGCAGCGTTGTGTAATTAAGCGCCACTAGTGTTCATCCTCCAGCCGGTGAACACGATCATTTATTTCCATTTGAAACGCGCTGATAGCGCGTACTTCTACGCGCAGCTCAGCGACGCCGACTGCCGTTTGCTGCGTCGAGTAGCCAACCCAAACGAGCAGCGCTGTGATAACCGAGACTGCTATTGTTATTATGTGTTTCTCGATTCCGCGCATGTCAGTAGCCTCTGCACCCACGCGCAATCCTCCGGCCGTCATTACGTCGAACGCGATACGGTTCTGATACCGGATCGCGCCAGAATTTCTCCCATGCCGCGTTGTTCTCGGCCGGGTCGGTGCTGTTGAGTTCGGGAAAGCGGCGAATCAGGATATAAAAATCGCCTTCAGGAATCCGGCCCATGATCGTGCCATCTTCCAAATGGCCCATCTGATCGAGTGCGCCGCGCAGCGACTGATTGAGTTCGAGTATCTGACTGCGCAGCGGTGCGCCGCGCTGATTGGTTCGCCTGACCAGTCGTTCCGCAATCGCCTGATTGTCGATTTGCTCGCGGAACTCTTCTATTGCAACTGCGTTGCCCATCTTCGCCCCTTGTAAATGGGGCGGCTTGCGCCGCCCCATCGTTCACGGCCCGGTATTAGGCTGTAACTGTGCCGGTCGGAACAAGGTCACGAATGACAGAGTGCGCTTTTTCCTGATACACCTTCAGTGTCCAGTACACACTTGCCAGTCGTCGTTCAGAGTGCCCGACCTTACCCAGCGGCTTCAGCTTGTAGCCATCCAGATAGCCAATTGCCACCATGCTGGGGTCCATGATGAACAGGTCAGCGGCGCTTACCGGCGTAGTGTCGCCGGAATTGTAGGTCTGCTGCAGGCGGTTCGGCACAATCTTGATGTTGAAGCCGTAGTCCGTTTTCAGGACATTAATCCAGCCCTGCGAGGTCTGATCGACACCCGGCCCGCCGCCGTCAACATTCGCATGCGGCGTGCTGTGCGGCGCGCTCGATGTGAACAGAAAGTCATTCAGGCGGCGCACAACTTGCGGCACAGACATAATCGTATTGATGTTGCCGTTATCGAGATACGCGTTCTCGATGCCGGTTTTCACCATCGAATATGTAAGCGCACGCGACAGGCCAGCGGTCGGCGCAGCCACCACTTTGGTTGTGGTGTTGAAGCCGGTCGCGGCACCGCCAGTGCCGAGCTGGTCATTGTCAACACACCATGACGGAAAACCGCCCGCCTTTCCGGCTGTGGTGTTGTTGTCGCCAGCAATCGACGCTTGCGGACTCATTGCAATCGCTTCGACATCGCGCCGAAGTTCCTGCAGTCGGCGCGCACCCTGATAGGCCAGCGAACTGCCGATGCCGATAGCGTCAACCGCTTCCAGCTCGTCAGTGACCTGTACCAGCTTGTCGCTGAGCTGCGTATGATTGCCGACGCGCGCGTCGCCTGCTTTTTCCTGTCCGCTCGTGCCTGCGTCCGCGCCACTGACAACAGCATTTGTCAGGTCAACGGCCTGCAGCGAGTCCTGCACCCATTCCGTGTAGTTGTTTTTGCACGTATCGGTGCCGACCAGATCCATGAACGGAGTCGG